TGCAGCCATTGTGCATTCATTTGTGGGTGTGCGATGCCAGCGTTATCCAAGATGCGCCATACCATCACCAGGCAGTCAGCCGCAACGCCATCATCAGGATCGGCGCCAAACTCATGCGGTAGCCCAATCCAGCGCTTCCAGTCCATTAACTGATCATCACGTTGCCGGTGCTGGGCAACGCGCCAACAATGCCAGTGGTTAGGCGGCGCTTAGGAATGTCATTCTTGGTGGCGTCCAGCGGACTAGAGAGCTTCAAGATCACGCGCTCAGCGTCCATTTCATACTGCGCCACTCGCCACAATTCAGCGCGGATCAAGGCATCATCAGCAAAAGTCTCAGGATCTAGCGATACCGTCTTGACCTCCAGTAAATAACGGTTTTCCACTGCTTCAGCAAACAGGTTGACGCTGATTGGGTCGAGGCCCGCCACCAAGCTTGAATCACTACGGTCGCCACCTTTACTGCCAGCGCCGAGTGTGTAGGCAAAGGGCGCAAACTGGTAGGTCACGCCGCCGTAGATGCGCGGTTGATTGATCGAAAAGTTCTGATAGGCATAAGCGGTTGCAACGCCTGCGCTGGTCAGGAAGCGGGAGTAGTTGACGAAGGCGAAAGCGCTCATGTCATGCCAACCTTTTTGCGAGTCTTAACGGAATTCTGCAAAGCAGCAAGTGTAAGCGCACGTCCGCGTTCTGCAGCCTGTGACATCCCCTTCCGGTGCTGCTCAGCTGTTACATACTCTACTCCGTTGATTACTTGCGATTCAAAACGCACATCAAGCGGTTTGGGGTTGTTGATGGCGGCGACTGTTTCGCGCTCGGAGCGCTCGGACATGAGTCGTTCGGGTGTTTTTGTAAATGGCACTGATGCGCTGCGCAATGGGCCGAAGATGTCCTGATTACGCGCGCCATCAGCATAATTTGCCATCGCCGCATCCATTTTGCTGAACGGGATGACATATTCCGGCTCCCCACCTTCGCCGATCATGGCCAACGTGGGGCTTGTTACTAATCCGCCTTCTGCATATCCTCCAACCTTTAAACCTGAGATTGGAGTCTTTAACGCCCCTGCGCCAGTAAGGTTCTTGTTTGCTGTACCCAAAGCACCGCCGCCGCCGCTCAATGCGTTAAAGATGGTTTGCAGAATGATCAGGGTCATCTGCTTGGCAATGATTTCAGCTGCCATGCTGACAAATGCCTTGCCGATACTCTCAAACGCATCTGCTAGTGCTTCTTGCGTTGACTTAGCACCTATTGCGACATCTTGGAATGCTTGGCCAAAAGCACTGCCGATTGCATTGGCGCCGTTGACGATCGCGTCAATCTGCAGTTTGATTGGATTCAAGTCTTCTTTTAGTTTTGCTATTGCATCACTCAAGCCAGATGCAACGGTACCTTGGCCTGCTACGCCAAACTCTGCGCCTTCCATCGCTTGATTGAAGAGCTTCTCAGCTTCTTCTGCTTGCTTTTTCAGTTCTTCTGTTTGCAGTTGAATGATCTCAAGTCGCTGGATTTCGGCGTTGAGCTGATTTAGGTTGGTGCGCTGCTCAGCATTCTTCAGCTCTGCAATTTGCTTGGCGCGGTCTTGGAAATCAAATTGAATTTGCAGACGCTTGCGTTCAATTTCTGATCCCTCAAACAGCAACGCTGCTTGACGACTAAATTGCGTGCCAAGTTGATCGCCAACTTCCAGTGATCGTTCAAGTTCTTGCCGTAGCTTTTCCGCTTCACGCGCTGCTTTTTCTGCTGCTTTTTCTGCGTCAGATTTACCACCGCGGCTTTTGCCGCCAGTTGCAGACATCAGCCCTGGCAGCGTTGCGGCTGCCGCGGGAGGCGTTGCAGTAGGCGGCTTGAGTATTCCTTGCTGATAGCCATAGGTGCGCATCAGATCGCGGAATCGCTCTTCGCGTAACTGCGTAAATTGATCCGCATTGATGCGACCGCCGCCACGTAACTTAGCAATTTGCTCGGCTTCTTGCCCCGCTTGCCTAAACAAGCGATCTCGTTGCTGATTAGAAAGATTTGCGCCTAGCTGACGCTGTAGCAGGATGGTTTCAAAGACATTATTAACTTGATTGGCAATATCAATCGCAAGCCCCAAAATGCTTTGCATTGCAGGCGCAAGGATTGAACCCAAACGGGACGCAAGGTTCTGTACGGCGTCTTGAAGAGTGCTTAGACGGCCCGCCAAAGTATCGCTTTGGGCTACTGCGCCATCTGCGTATTTGCCACCAGCAGCTGTAAGTTTTTGGATCGCATACTCAACCGCCCCTGCGCTGATCCGACCTTTCTCTAGTGCATCCTGGAATTCCTCTCCACTCAAGTTGTATTCTTCGCGTAACACCTGCTGCAGGGCAACACCACGTTCTTGGAACTGCAGTAGCTCCTCACCCTGCAGCCTGCCCTTGGCTTGCACTTGCCCATAGGCCGTAACCAAGCCTTGCAGCTCGGCTCCGGTTGCGCCGCTGACATCCGCAAGCCTGCGCGTTGTTTCAACGACCTTATTTGTCTCAACTCCAAACGCTTGCAGTCTCTTGGCTGAATCAATCAGCTCTGAGCTAGTAAAAGGCGTTACTGCACCAAGTTGCTGCAGGTCTTTGATGATCTGTCCGGCCTTTTCCGCGCTACCTGTTAAAACCTGAAGGCTGCGTGTTTGGGTTTCAATTTCAGCCGTGCTGACAAAAACAAACTTAGCGGCTTGAATTAAAGAAAACGCAGCCGCAAGCTTACCTATCGCGCCGCCAAGGCCGCCAATGGCACGCTCTGTTTGTTGCGACTGCGACTGAACCTCACGCAGCTTGCTAACCGCGTTGCGGCTGTCGACGTTAATGGCAACGTTAGCGACAACCGACACGACTTACCTACGGCTTTGCTTCATTCTACGATCCTGCTCTTCGTTCTGCAGCTCAAAATAACTAGACCATATCAGCAACTCTTCAAGCGTTACCTCTTGGTTTAATCGCGCCAGGCTATATCCAAGTTCTTTTGCAACTCCAAGCTGCAACAGCAGCAGGTTGTCTTTACTTAGCTCCCTTTTCAGGGCTTTTCATGTCGGTTTCGTCTTCCTCTGGATTGGTAATAATGGCAAGCATCATCGCTTGCAGGTCGCTGTCAAGCACATCATTTTTCAGCTCGGCAATTTCACCGGCCTGAAACAACCGCTGGCCGGCATCGTCGGCTGCTTTGGTTACCAGCAGATTCAACGCAAAACCATTGGGATCATCGCCGCCTGGCATTTTCTGCGCACGCTCACGCTCTGCCATGGTCAATGCCGTGGCATAAAACTCAAACGTAGTTCCATCGTTGAGTGTTACGACGCGCTTGATTGGCTGAAGATTGGCAGCTTTTTTGAGCCGTGCCAGTGCAGATGATGCCATGCAATAAATGTGTGTGGCCCCAGCATAAGCCGGGGCCGTTCAACTATCAAGCAGAAGTGCTGAAGTCAAAAGTAGGTACGCCAGCTGGGCGGAATGTAATCTCCACTTGCTGGGCATCATCAGGATTGATATTCAGGCTGGCGGTCAACAGCACAGCATCCATGGAGATGCTGCGGCTAAGTGCCTCAGTGCCCTGCTTGTCGGTGTACAGCTTGAAGCCGCAGCCAACCTGCTGGCGCTGCAGGACGTCTTCTACCATGCGGTTAGACAGCGCAGCGTCTTCGTTGGTGACGTAGATCGTTGCGGTGCCGTTGCCGTCGGCGAAGCCAGGAATGTAAGCGCGGAAGGGCGCGTACTGGCCAGCCGTTTGGCCGATGGTGGTGACGTCGATTTCAGCTCGGCTGATTTCAAACGACCACGACTGCACTTGGCCAACAGCGGCATAGTCGGCGTAGTACACCTCGAACTCGTTAGGCGCCACGGCCGTGCCGTCGTCGGTGATGGCGAGGATGGTGCCGCCAGCGGCAGTGGATACGGTCAACGCACCAGTGGCTGCGGTATAGCTCAGCACGTAGTAGGTGGTAGCCGCATCAATAGGAGCTGGCAGCGTGCCGGAGCCGGAGCCGCCGGTTTGGCTGTTCACCACACGGAATTTCACCGGATCGCCAGCCTTGAAATTCAGGTAGGGGGCAACAGTGATTACATCGGTGCCAGTGTTGACACCAGTTTCGCCGAAGTTGCCGTTAGTGCCGGCGGGTTTGTAGTAAAGGGCGCCGGACGTACCGGACAAAACAGTGACAGCCATGTTGTGAACGGTAGTGGCTAGATTCAGTCTAGATACGCTTCAAACGTAGCAGTTAGCTGAGTTTGAAAGTAAGGCTCAGGCACTGCTGGCGTTACTTGCGCCGGCCCCGAAGCTGCGTCAAAGATAATGCTTGAAAACTTGGCACGATCAAACAAATCTTTTAGCCGCTCCGCGATGGTGAAGTTAGCAGCAGTGCCTTGACCCTGCGGCGTAAAGACATTGATCACTAACGTGCCAGTCTGACGGTTGAAGCTTGTCAGCGTGGCGTAACTGTTATCGCCAAAGCGGATGAACACCTGCACCCATGGCGTGTTGTTGGGCGGCGTAAAGGGTACGTTTTGATAGCTGACAGGGTAGGCAGGCGATAGTGCCATCTCTGTAGCAATGCGTCCTTCAATGGCAGCGCGAACGTCGTTGTAGGTGCTGCTCATGATTCCCTCCCGATGCGGTCAGCATTTGTACGTACAAAGCCTTGAATGTCCTTGGCGATGCCTTGCACCCATCCTGCCGGCGCTTGCTTGCTGCTGCCATTGGCAAGAGGTTCGGCATACGGCAGGTTGTTATGCACGCTGTAGATGTTGCCTAGCTTTTCTTCCCTGTATCCAATGCGCTCAATTTGCGGAATGCCGCTGTAGGTGCCTGCAGGCTTCTCACCGCCTGGCGCTGCATTCTCCCCTACCTGCCAACTAACGCGAAACCGGCCAGTATCAACAGGACTTGCTTGCTTAAGCCTACTGTCAGTTTCAAGCACTGCAACACGCAACAGCTTCTCCATCTGCTGGCTGGCGTAGTCGCCGATATCAGCAACTCGGATGGTGCGTGCCATTATGCCCTCAGGATCAGCTCGTAAGTGATCGGGGTGTTGTCCTGCTCAATCGTACGAACCTCGATCACTTGATGCGTCACGCTGCTAATCAGCACTTCATCAGCCGTGGTGGGTGGGCTGGCAACATCAGCGGCAGCAATCAACAGGCGCTTGTCGCCAGCTTGGATTAGGTCATTAACCTCGCGCAGGTTGACATCTTCCAGTACACCGCGCACTGTAGTATCGGCGGTGGTTTCAGTAACAGTGCCAGTGGTGGCGTTGTAAGCGCCTGTTGTCACCCGGCGGATGGTGGCAACACCGCCAAACTTTGCCATCAGCTTGCTGGCAACCTTGCGTAGCGGGCTGGCAAGAGTCATTAGATCTTATAAGCGATGCAAGCACCGCTTTGCAACTTGATGCTCGTAAATACGCCGCGAATCTCACTGCCGGCAGGAAATTGCTCTCCGTCAAGAGAGTTGCCAGTCATGTTGGTGCTAACGATGGTATCAATATGACTGTTTTCATAAAAGTCAATATGGTGAAAACGTCCGGCATGGGTTGCGGTGTCATTGATGACCTCGCCACCTACCGTGTAGTCGATGCCGTTGCCCTGGTGTCCCTTAAATCCCATGACTAGATTTTGTAAGCAACGACTTTACCGCTAGCCAACGTGACGCTAGTAAAAACCCCTTGGATTTCATCGCCAGCCTTCAGCGGCACTGAGCTGAACGTGTTGCCACTTGTATTTTGCACGGTGGCTGCGCTGATCACCGCATCCGCTAGTGCATACAACTTGTAAAACCTACCGACGTGAGCGGCGGTGTCATCGATATATTCAAAACCGATTGAGTAGTCGCTCATGACCGCTTAATGGCAAAGTTGCCTGGTCCGCTAATTCTAAGCCCTGTGAGGTATCGCTCCATCAGCGGTGGCACTTTATCAGCACCAACAGCGCCGTAGCCAAGGTTGGGAGTCACGTCAATGCTGCCGATCTTGACGTTCTTATAGTCTTCCAACCCGCTTAGCCCAATGCCATCAGGGTTGTTGTTGAGATAAGTGGCTAGCACAACCTGTGCATACTGCACTTGCTGCGGAATCTCAGTGTCGGTGTAGTAATCCGTCGTGATGCGAAACGGAAAACCGACAGCGTATGTATTGATGTAGGTGTCAGGCTTGCGAACGCCAGTACGCGGCCACTGCAGCGCCTGCGTGTCAGTAGCGCGAGCACCCAAAAACCGCTCACGGTCAAGGCGCTGCGTTGCGGTAAACAGCGCTCGATTCTTTTGGTCAGTAGTAGCTGATGCCCATGCCGTCACATCAGCATCCTGCACAAAGCCATCAATGATCTCCTGCGCTGCTGCCAGCGTCAGATAGGAGTTTGCGCTTGCTGACCCTACGGTTGCGTTGATTACTACTGCCATCGTTGGGTGGCTCCGTCATTTCAAGTTTAAGTGTGGGCTCTGCAATAGAAAGAGAGGCCGCCTCCGTAGAAGCAGCCTCTTGTTCACGCAGTCGCCGGAAAGCGAACAGTCCCAAAATCAGGCAACCGCAGCAGCGGTAGAACCCAGACCATAAAGGGTGATCGCTTCAGAGCCAGAGGCAACAGCAGTCACGCGACCAAGGAAGACCTTGGAGGCATTTTGAGCAACAGTTGCCACGCCACTTACGGTTACGTTAGTGCCGCCGGCCACGGTGATGGTGTTAGCGCCAGCCGAAGCGTTCAGGACAACCACCATAAAGGTAGTACCGATAGCGCAATCACCGCCAATAGCAGCCACGATTTCCGCAGCAGTAGCAGTGGTGTAAATGGCAGCAGCAGAAGGTACGCCACGGATGATGACGTTGTAGCTGTTAGCTGCAGACAGGGTTGCGGTCGCAGTAGGAGCCGCCAATTTCATCTGAGCCGGCAGAAGACCGCCGGGGATGTCACCAAGTTCAAAGATAGATGCCATGATCAATTACCTCAATCGAAGTTAGAGGTGTTGGTGGCGCGGACGATACCAATGTTCTTGGTCTCGTACACCTTCGACCAGTTGGTGATGGTCTCCAGTTGAGCGCGGGTCGGGTTGACCGTGGTCACTGCCCACTTGGCACCAACAGGGTGGTAGCAGTAGTGCAGGTCGATCGACATGGCATCGCTCTTGGCGAGGATGTCACGATCGGTTTCGGTCTGCATTGCGAGCTGTTCGCCGGAAGCGACAGCACCCTGGGTGAAGAAGTAGGTGGCGTACTCGGTCGAAGAACCGCTGCCATCAGTCTGCACATCGTCAGACACGATCACACGCAGGCCCATGTAGGTCGGCACGCTTACTTCGCCGCCATATGCAGCAACCAGCGATCCACCAGATTGGGTGGTGCTCGTGCCACGGGCATCGGCAGTGCTGACGTAGTCAATCGCCTTGCGCTCAACCAGGTCGTAATAGACCTTGGAGTGCATGCAGACAGCAGTCAGCTTGTCGCCTTGATCGCCCAGCAAACTGCGGGCTTCGGCAACGTGACGGGGGCTCAGCACAGTCGGGGTGTCACCGCTCAAGCCGTCGATCGACAGATCAACAAAAGGAGCAGTGGCGTTGTTACCGATTGCACCGAACACACCGGCCAGACAGGACAACAGGTCCTTTTGGCGCTGGTTGGCAACATAGTCAGCGATCTTGGCGCCGATAGCGGCCATGGGATCGGAACCAGCAGCAAGAGCAGCCAGATCACGAGACTCAAAAGCACGGCCACGGTGCAGGATCACGCCGACTTGCTTGTCGGACTGGATCTTGCCAGGGGTGAGGCTGGTGCTGTCGGTCAGCACCTCGAAATCGCCGGAAAGGTTGGCTTTCCAGAAGGGAACGTTGATAAAATCACCGCCCTCGGTGGCATTCAGCTCCGCCAGAGGCTGCACCACACCGGAAGCCAGGAAGGCATCACGCTGAGTGGTTTGCTCAATGACGTAAGGCGTAAATACCTCGGGGATGATGATGTCAGAGCGAAGGGTCGCCATGACTAATCCTCAAAAAGGGTTTACGGATGTGGGCGCAGCCCTAGGCTCTATGTGGCGCAGCCATCACGAGCAGACACTCAAATACTAACGGTTAGCTGCAGCTTTCATCCGCTCGTATAGGTCGCGGTCTGTACGGAATAGCCGCGACTGCTCTGTGAGGTTGAATGTATCGCGGCTGAATGGATTGCTCATGCCAGTCGGGATGCCACCAGTGCTGCCGCTGGTTGGCGCGCCGCTGCCTTGTGGCTTGGGTTGCTTTTGCATCCATGCGGGTAGCGTCTTGGCCCATTCGGCGACAGGTTTGCGTTCGTAGCCGTCCACAACAACCACGGTGCCGTCGGGCTCGCGCTGGATTGCATCAGGCGACAGCTTTGTCTTCAGCACAAGGTCAGGATCATGCACGATCTCAGCCAATGCCGTGACTGCTGGCGTGACCAGCTCTAACTCGCGGACGCGGGCCTCAAGTGTTGCGATGCGCTGGTCCTTTTCCGCCGTCGCCTCACGGAACTGCTGCTCCAGAGCTTGCCGGGCTTCTTGATATTTGCCTTGGGATTCAAGTTGCTGTTGCTCGTAGTTGCGCTTGAACTCCAGCAGTTCATCAACATTTACCCCATCAGGCGCCTTGGATTTCTTTGCTGCACGCAGCTCAGCAATCAGCTCTTGATTCTTGCGTTCTAGTGCTTCTACGCTGCGCTGCAACGATTCAGCTTCAACCCCAGTAGTCGCAGACTCTTGGGTTTGTTGTTCATCTGACATGGATAAGCCGCAGGCTTAATTACATCCCAAGGCTATCACTTACTTTTGCGCTTTTTACCCGCTTTTGCGTACGCGATTGCTGCTGCCTGTTTTGGCGGCTTGCCTGCCTTGATTTCCTTTTTGATGTTGGCTGATATTACAGCCTGCGACTTGCCCCGTTTCAGTGGCATTGCGCCATTCCTCGATACCTGTCAGCAGTGTAGAGCCATCTGTTGTTGCCCAGCCCTTATCGGTGTAGATGGCTGGCACCCACGCTTCACCATGCAGTGCTTCCACTGGATCACTTGAAATGAAGTAGATGCCTTCATTGCGAAAATGCCGCAGGCTAGGCAGGTCCATATCGTGCGCGGAGCTGATCTAAGGTTAGCTCTGAGCCGTCATCGCGGATCAGTTTGGCAATAGCATCGGTCGGTCCATACTTATCGGCAAGTCGGTTGAAATATGGCACCTTGTTAGCGCCCAAAACTTTGGCCTTGGTTTCAAGGTCCTGCTTTGCCAGCCATTGCCCGTAGGTTTGATCTGCTGGCACCTGACCACCTGCTGATGCACGCTTTGCTGGTGGTGGTGGTGTGAAACCTAGCTCTTTGTAGTCAATCACCGGCACGGTTGTGCTGCGGCAGTTGAAGTGTTGCGGTGGTGTCGGGCCTTTGCCGTATTCAAACTCACGACCATCCAATGCACGGCAAATGCTGCTGGTGCGGGTATCCAGTGTTGCCACATAGCGATACTTCTTAGTGATGTCTTGATTGGCTTCATACACCTGTTGGCTAGCTGCATTGGCTACTTGGTTGATACTGGTTCGGACAAGGCTAATGATCTGATTGTCGGCAACTGCTGTTGCCTGGCCGCCTGCTGCAACTAGCTGCTTCACGGTCTTGGCTTCTTCGCCAAATTCAAGGTTTCCGATCAGCCGCTTGGCAATGGCAGGCGTCGGCTCACCAGTCAGCAGACCTTGCCGCACGACTTGCGAGAACCGCTCAGCCTGATCAACGGCAATGCCGCGAAATGCTTTGGTGACCACTTCGCCATTTGGCAGCGTGATGGTTGCACCTTGCGCTGCGGTGAGGCTGAACGTCGCCGGTGCACCTTGCACTGCAGCAAACAGGTCATCCGACAGCGCCACCACGTTGATCTGCGTCGGATCCGTGGTCACCACTGACTGCGCGAATTGAGGGCTGATCTCTACGGTGCGCACTGCATCACGTGCACCTGCTGGCAATGCACGCCGCAGTTGATCCGCCACAAACTCAGACTGCAGCTCTGCAATGCCTTGCAGCTCCAATGCTGTCAGCTCAGTTGCATCACCTGCCCATATTGCCAGGCTATCCTTCAGTTGAACAAGAATTGAGCGAAGCCTCGCCGCTTTGACTGGCGCCGACAGCTCATCAATGGTGCGCAGTTGATTGGCGGCATCAATGATGATGTCGTTGTAAGCATTGATCACACGCCGCGCAACGCTATTGCTGTAGCGGTTTAGATCAATCGCATTGCGGTATAGCGATTCTGGGGTGCTCATCGTTCAATGCCAAGATCTTCCGGTGCATAGCCGCTGCGGATGCTGACATTAGCGCCACGGTTCAATGCAGTGGTAACCAATGCAGCGAATGCGTCGTAACCGTTTTGGCCGTCTTCATACAAGATCGTCTCATCAATCTCATCTGGTTTGCCTTCCTTGTACCAGCTGATCCGCACGATGGCTAAGATCTGTTCCGGCAAGGCGCTGACGTGATAATCAAGCTCTTGCCTCCTGGGTTTCTTCGGTTCCATCCAGATCATCAGGTCCACTAAGCGATCGGTCACCCAGTCCAGCAGGTTGTAGATCAAGCCCCGCATTGGCCGTAGCTTCAAGCTCCTCATCCACGTTAAAGTCGTCGCCTAGCACATCGCCTTCGGCAAGCTCTCGCAGTAACGTTTCTTGCGTGATGGCGCCTGCGGTGTAAAGCTGCAGCAGCGCTTGGATCTCCTGCGGTTCAAGGCGTGTGCCGAGGAAGTCACGGTTGACATAACTGCTGCCAGGTGATGTGTTGTTGCCGATGTACTGCGCATGAAACTGCAGGCAGTTGTCGATCATGTCCTGCACGTTTTGCGCAATCACCATCATGGTGCTGTCGCCTTGACTGCGATCAATGCGTTTTGCCTCAGCAGTTTCAGCAGATAGCTTTTGACCCAGCACTGCCGATAGCCCGAGCTCATTGATCTGCAGTGCAAGCTGCTCAAGTCTGCGAAACTGATAATCAAAACTGCGGCCAGCGGGTTCAATGTATTCAGCGCGGCCATCAGCAGGAAATGCGATCGCCTCGCCGGGTCCAGCGCTGACTTCCTCTGCTGCAGATGGGAAGCCATAAAACGCCAGCATCGGCACAGCACTGATGTGGAGCTGGTTATCGAGGTCGCTCTGGATCTGATACGCCTTCAGGTTTAGCTCGGCAATGTCCTCCAGCGGTGGCCGTGACTCCATAAAGCCATGCCGCTGCGCATAAGCAACTGAGAAGGGAATCTCAGATAGGCTTGTGCGGCCTTCGTCGACAACCTTAAAGTCGCCGTTGTCTTGCTTCTGATGTAGTTGGAATTCACCTGGCGTCAGTACACGGATCTGCTCGACTGCCTTCTCTCCAAACTCACCATCAGGCGCGGTGACCGTCTCGGCTAGCCGCAACTGCGTTAACACCTGCCGGCCTTCCTGCTGCTCAGCACGCCAACCAAGGATCTGCCGTGGCGTGTAGGTCACCCAGTAGGGTCTACCCCCATCAGCAGGTGCATCCACCAGTACACCAACGTGGCCATAACGGACCATCTTGCGGGTGGTTTCGTAGGTCCAGACGTTGAGGTCATTGCTTTGCAGGTCAACATCAAACAACTGCTCGCGGATCACATCTGCTGTGTCGTCAAGCCGCACTGGCTTGCGGGTCAACATGCCGGCCAGCATCCGTTCAAGGCGTTGATAAAACGGCGAACATACGCTGCGTGCTAGGCGGTTGTCGTAGGACTCATCTAATTCACGCGGCTCCTGCGGCAGATAACGGCGATGCTTGCGCCGCATCCCATAGGTGCCTTGCAGCAGATCCTCAATCAGGATCCAGTGCGGTTCCATCGCGTACCACGCCGTGTTGGCATCTTGCACGCGAGTAACGCGGCGCTGCGCAATCGGCCGGTCGTAGTTATTAAAGCCGGAATAAACCATTACAGCGCCGCAGTCATGAATGCAGTTTAAGCGGCAGTCAGCGTGATGCTATTGCGGCCAATCTTGATGTCAAATTCAGCGCCGGGCTCGTAACCCATCTCGCGCAAGTAGCCGTCACCAATCTGCAGCTTGCCGTTGAATTGCACCTTTGCCCTGTAGGTCAGGCCGCGGCCACGCTTTGCTGTCTTGCCACCTAGGTCAACGCCTTTTGCTTCCAGCAGCGCCTCATAGAACTGCGTGAATGCCACGCGATTCTTGATCACGTAGCCGCAGGCGCGCACCAGTTCGGACTTAGGCGCATCGCCCAGTTCTTTGACCTTGGCAAGTAGTTCAGCACCCTTAAGCATGGGTAGAGTTAATGATTGGCAGAATCAATATAGCCTGATGCCTGTAGATCGCCCAGCACCTGCGTGCAATGGGTTGAATTCACGCCAGACCAAGTAGCCGAGTGCGTCGTTCATGTGGTCATGGCCGGCATCCTTGTCCGGGTCGCCCTTGTCGGTGTAACACTGCAGCTCTAAGCATTCGATCAGCCGCTTGCAGCGCTGGTGGATGGTGAGCCTGACTTGACCCTTGCCGTTTTCCAGCAAAGCTTGAACAGCAGCCACGCGATCACGGACGGGAGGATTTGCGCGCGGTGACTGGTTTGACATGCCGTAGGACTCCAGGATCTGGATATCGGTCTGGCTTGCGTTGGTGCTGCGGTTACCACCGCTGGCATCTGGGTAGATGTAGATACGCCGCTGCGGGTAACGCGCCTGGATCTCTTGCGCCAATGCGTCGGTGTCATGGGCGCCGCTGATCTCATCAATCACTAGCAGGCTGCTGCCAGTGCGGATGCCGATCACGGCAGACATGTTGCCAACGTTGAAATCAACGCCAATACGCAGCGGCTCGCGGTCTAGGTCTGGCAGCTCAACCACCACATGCTTGTCGCGGCTGAAACGGTCGTAGATGGTGCCAGTGGTGAGGTTGACAAATTCGCCGTCTAGGTAGGCCCGCAACAGGTTTGGGTCGTAGTTGGCCTCTAGCCGCTCGATAAAGTCCGACGGCAGGTGCGGGTTATCTGCTGACCGCATTTTGATGAGCTTGCGATCCGCACGCCCTTTGGCGTCCTCACTGCCGAAGGTGTTCCACATCCAGCGAAAGCCCTCCGGTGTGGATGCAGCGCCAAACTGCCGCACGTTGCCCG